GAATTGCGCCTGCAGCAAACATTATTGGAGCTGCTTTTTGGATTCCGGCCATGCTTTGCGCTGATGGCGTAAATATGTCGGACAAAAATGTCGAGCCTTCATTAAAAAGGTTTGCCCCTTTAGTGATTAGTCCGCGTGAAATTGACACCGGCTGCGGCGTTGACGTTTGAGCAGCGTTATTTGGATTAAGTACTGAAACGTATCCTGTCATGTTGATCTCCAATCAATGCCCGAACATTATCGATAGCCCGGTGTTTTACGGGCACATTATCCGCCAATAACGGCTTCAAATGAAAGGTTGATAATAGTCAGCGGCAACGGGTCTGATTGCCGGACGTAAACCTGCCCACCATCGGTCCAGTCAGCGTACAAATTAACCTCGATATCTTGAGATTTCAAGGCTGGCGCAGATCCATACGGCTCGCTCGTCCGCTGCTTGGCTTCAATCAAATTGTTCTCATCCGGTCCGATAAAAATACCTGAAGACCGGTATACCCGCATGACAACCTTGTTGATGTTCTTGATCAGACCCTGACCGAAAGCGCCATCAATTTGCATGGCCATCGGCAAGGTTTGCAGGTCAGACTCATAAGGCAATCCAATTTGAATGACGCTGCCGGGTTGCTCCAACGTGATCGCGCCAGAAGTTACCGTGCGCCGGGGATGGACCGCGCCATCAATCAAAATGCTGACAGTCTTTCCTTCCAGCCATGTAAGGCCGCTGATGCTGTTTCTGGCAAATGAATATGCAGACACAGCAGTGCTTCGAAATTCAGCCGCCAACGTCCGATTGACGCGCGCTGTGGCCACTGTCGACGAGCTGGTGCCAATGATGGTCAGAAGATATTTGATGCCGTCAGAGCCCGTCAGGACAATCTGATCGCCCACATCCGAAGTGCCGGGATAACTAAAAATGCCAGTCGATGCTGTAATGGTCAGCGTGTCTGATGGCGTCCATCCGGCACCCGTGGTCACAGTCACGGTTGTGGCTGTAGTGTTGATGCCGTTATATGTTGAGCCACAGTCAACAAAGAATGCGTCTTCCGGGTTGACAAACTTGCGCGTGTTCATGCGCTCGATATATCGCTTGCTGACATTGTTGATGGTGCGGCGCACTACAACATACAGCACATCTTCTGCGCCCTCGGCCACCGTGGTGCAGCTTTCAAATACGCCATCAGTGTCATGCCAGTGCCATGCGCCGATCTGTTGCTCTGGCACATAGGTCAGGCCAAGCAGGTAGCCTGAGCTGGACACAAACCAGATGATGGGCTTTGGCGCTTTGCTGTAGCTCATGTCGACAATTTCGTAATCATCGAACAAATGAGAAGACCGTAAAGACAAGTCACCGGTTATAAAACCATTGGACTGCCAAGAATATCCAAGCTCACGCACATGGCCACCACGAGCAGAGCAATAAACCATCGCATTATTGATGATTGATGGCTGCACGTTTGATGCGCCTATGTACGACTGTGGCTGTACCGAGATCGAAGTTGGCGTGATGGCATCCGAGTTGATCGATGTCACGCGCCATTCTGCAGAACTAGTCAGCAGCACCAGCTGTGACAAAGGAACAATGTGCCGAATGGTGTTTGCTTCGCGAGCTGATACCTTAAACGAAATGCGATCATCGTCTTTGATTGGCAGCGAATAACTCATGTTTGATTCAGTGCCAGACTTTGTCATCCACATTTTTTGCGGGTCATTTACCGTACCTGCAAAACATCTTCTTTGCTCAAAATAAGAAACAGCTCCGGGATAATTGTTTGCGCTAGCAAAAATATTGTCATAATTTGGAGGGCTTACTCCAAGATCCGGAGCTATGTTGTCATCGACAATTGATGTGCCAGTTGTTTGGCCGATGTACCCATATATGCCGCCTTGCAATTTGTAGACGTTATATCGAGATGCCCCGGCAACAGAAGCCCAAGAAAGAGAAACGTATGCGCCAGTTACGTATAAATTGGTGGCAACAAATTGAGGAACAACACTGCCGCCGGATGTATATGTTGTATAGCCAGTTGTGTTTACAACTACGCCATCAAGCGTTTTCAATGTAATCGTTGTGCCAGCCGGTACTGTATTGACGTAATAATATCTATTGTTAAGCTCTGTCATGCCAACAATATTATTGATAAATATTTTGTCTCCGACTCTAAGGCCATGCGCAGCCGATAAGGTAACAACACCAGCTGCAGCTTTTGTTACGCCAGTTATCGTCATGGCCGGGCCTGTTGACACATCACTTTGAACTGACTCTCCAACACCATCAGAAGTGACCGCCGTGACAACATAACTCCATCTTTGATATGTGTCGACGTTTACTGATGCTGATGCAGGCGTGTAACCTGTACCAGTTACTGATGACGGCGCTGCAATTGGTGAGTCAAATTCTATTACTGTCAAAGTCCAGCTTGTTGCGCTGACCCTTCTTAATTCACGCGGCTCATAATTTGGATGGACAATGGTCAAAACGTCAGATGACTGAACGTGGTGTAAATCAAACAAATCTGCTTCAGCGTATGGATTTGGTATTTCATAAGCTGCGCTTGGCAATGGATACCAATACGTAGCATTTGGCGGAGCATTGGCGGTAGTGTTTGCTATGCAATAGTAGTTTGTCCCGGCTGAGCTTATGAGGTCACCAATTACGTAAGCTGTTGCTCCATTGTAAGCAGGTGGACTGCCGGCCAGCAACGTCGCGCCATTAGTGTGGAACCTAAAATAACCGGCACCAACCTCGATCACCATTGTCTGCGTTGTCGAGAATGTGAATGGGATCAGTCTGGTTTGCTTGGTTGAGTCTTTGACTTCGCGCACATAAGCTGTGCCAGCTCTGTTTTCTGCTGGTCCTTGTGGCGTGGCAATGATGTTACGCATCTTTGCCGCACCAGATTGAAACTTCACATCATCAATTCGGCCAAACATTTCCGGAGACATTTCTCCGCCGGCAAATGATCGTGTAAGGGTGCGGACTGATGGCATTATTGATTCTCCTCGCCGTCTTGATAAAAGACATTCTTGCCTTCTTTGATGCGTTTTTCTGCATGATCAATTGCTTTGTCTACAATTGATTTTGGCATGTTTTTAAAAAAATCATCTCCCTGAATGTCGGTTGTAATCAGGTAATCAATTTCTTCCTTAGTCAGACCCGGCACCATCAATGGGATGTCCATCTCTTCACCATTGATTTCAAAACCTGCAGATATTTCTGTCGACACTGTACCGTCAGCACGTTCCATCGCGCCAAGATAACCCTTCATGCTTTTGACGGAACCATCTGGACGATACATGCTGTCATCCATTTGATCAGGCGATGAGTTTTGATTTGCGTACAAAATGCTGGCGTACTTGCTCATATCAATGGCCATGCTTATCTCCCGGCTACCCAGCCAACAATGTGCTCAGGCTTGCTATCACGCTGATCAGAGTCAGACATCTTGGCCTGCGAAAGATATGCGGCCATAAACTTTGTGCATCGACTTGCTTCTGTTGCGCCAACTTCGCCTTTAACAACGGGACCAGCCAACATCGATGCAAGATGCCAAGACAATGTCAGCGTAAATAATGGCGAGAATTTTGTGGTGTCAGTCACAATCGCTGTGTATCGACAGATTGCGTTTTCCTGATTAGTGTAGATGATGCGCGCGCCAGTCGAATCAGTTTCCACTGCAAAAGGCTGAGGAACATAATGGCCAGCGGCAACAACTGGACTGTAAGTCTCTGAAATTCCGTAAACATTGGTAATGCCAAATCTGCTTGAGTAATCGTCATTTGCTTCAGGTGGAATGACAGCAATAATTTTTGCGACGTTTTGCGGGTATGCGTATGCATATTCCCACTGGTCCCACGTATTGGTAAGCTGCGCTAGATAATCTCGTCTGGTCGCAAATGCCCATGTATGCATTTCCAGCAACGTGTCTCGCGCTATAGGATAAAAGCGAGCGGCCAATTCTGCCTGCATCGATTGCTCTGGTGGGTTGATGCTGGAGACATTGGCACGGTCACCGATATGAGAAAGCGCCAAGTTTACGATATCGACTTCGGATGCCATGTGTGACTCCTATGTAAAAGGGGCCGTGGTTTCCCAACGGCCCCAGTAATTACGGCTTCGAAAGATTACACCGAGCCTTCTACTTCGTTTTGCTCTTCATTTGCTTGAGACTTCTTCTCCCATTTACGCTTTGGAGATTTGCCTTGCTCATCAGAGCCGTCGACCAATTCAAGGTTTGAACCGGGTCTTCCGTTGTATTCAACAATTTCGCCTTCCTCGCGGATTGCATCATTGATGAAAGACTTCTCTAAAACTCGGTAGGTAGGCATGGTGTTTTCCTTTCATTAAACTACAGTGACGCCAGATGGGTAGAACTTACGACCATCTTGGATATCAGTTACAACATCAGCAGTCACTTTACCAGAGGTATACGTGCCAGAAATGGTGTAACGAGCGCCAAGATAACGCTGACCCAAAGAGGCGATTTGCGGGTTGATACGAACAGCCGTATTGTAACCAGCAACCAACGAAGCAGTAACGATTGCATCGGTGCTGCCAATTACTGTTGGGCTACCCAAATTGGCTGCAGCCGAAGTGATAACTTCAAACTTTACAGAGGTGCCGCCAGCCAGAGCTGTGGTTACTGCAAAATTCATGAAGAGATCTTGGCCTTCGCCAATGTCGCGAGCGACAGACAGGTCAATAGTATCGGTAGACACAGCAGTCGTGGTGAGCGCTTGATCTTCCGAAACGCGAAGCAGTTTATCGGTAATCATGATTTATTTCCTTTCGATTCTGGTTGATTAGGACACGACTGCTTCGGTGTTGAGGATTGCGTCAACACGGCGCAGAGGAACGCCCAAGAACGACAGCCAGCTGTTAGGCTGACCAAACTGAGTCAGACCCTGCTCGATCTTCAGAACGTACTGCGACTTGTCCAGAGCGGCCAGAGCCAAACCAGAATGCACGGTGCGGTTCATGTAGAAAGCAGCGCGACCCATGCTCATGTTCGGGATACGATACAGAGCGCGAGCCATCAGCTTGATGATTGCTGTCGATACGTTTGCAGCTTGAGTACCAGTCTGAGCGATCAGGTCGGACACATCGATGTTGCAGATGCGAACGACATAGCGCCAGTCTTTAACGACCAGACCATTTTTCCACTGGTAGCGGGTTGCGTATGCCTGCAAACGTGTGCCATCCGAGTTGTAGACTGTCTGCTCGCCCAGATCTTCATGGATCAGACCAGCTTTCGAGCCTTTAGGGAATGGGCAGTACACAGTGTTATCGCCCCACACTACGAGGTAGATCGATGTGTTGTCAGAGCCAGAGCCGCCTGCGGACAGGATGTTCTGCGCATTTCCACCAGACAGGCTGGAGTAACGTGCAGCCAGACCGAGAAACTGCTTTGGATCGGTGCCGGGATTGCCATAGAACAGCGTGGTGGCTTGAGTCTGGTTCATCGCTTCAAGGAACGCGGTGTCTTCCGACAGGCGGAATTGAGCCGTGTTGCCGTTCAGCATGGCCAGATCTTTGTCCACTTCTGAGCGAGCTTCAAGGATGCCGCAAGCCTCGTCGACCTGTGCAGTGGTCGATTTGGAGTTCGGGATACCTTGGTTCAGTGCGCGCCAGTAAACGGTTGGCAGACCGGTACGAATAACGACACGCTCGCCGGTCGGCAGGTTGCCTTCCTTGAACATGCAGTCTTCGAGAATTTCATTTGACTGTGACAGCAGTTCAGCGACTACTGGTACACGGCCTTCGGGATCAATACGCTTGGCCCAATCGGCCAGCGTCAGTGCGGTTGCGGAAAGAGTTGCCATGATTTGCTCCTGTTAAGTTTGCTGATTGGAATAAAGTGCGGCAGCATGGTCAGTGAAAGTCATTGGCCCTTTAGATCTTTGACCTTTGTTTCCACTAACAACGGTGTCCTCACTAAGTTGCCTGCCTGCGCGGTACATAAAACGGATCACCTCCGGATTATTTGCCAGCCCAGACTGTTTGAGTAGCGCGCGCAGTTGATCAGTGCCGAATTGACTCAGAGCTTTTTCTGCGACTTGAAGGTTTTCCTGCAGCTTATCGCCGCCAAATTCCTTGTCAGTTACAGATGCTTGGGTCCATTCATTCTTGACCGCCTCAATCCGCTGCAATTGCTGGCCTTCGATGACCGGTGCAATTTTGCTCAGCATCTTTTGCGCAGCATCCTGTGTCAGATTCAATTCCTTGGCCACCTCCGAATATACGTCCAGTATTCCGGCGTCGACTGTTTTGCCCTCATCGAACTTGAAGTCGTACTTTTCAGGCGCACCCTCTACAGGTTTATTGCCGTCTTGGTTGCCTTCGGTATTGCCATCGCTCTGCTCTGTAGCGTTGCTTTGGTTCTGCCCGTCGGATGCTTGCTGCCCATTCGCAGGTTGCTCACCTCCCGTCGGAGAATTGCTTCCTGCGTCTTGCGATGCGGGTGCGCCGTCATTGGTCGTTGTGGCTTCCGTCATCAGCGTATCTGTCATTTTTTTGCTCCTTAACCATTACAGAGTAAAGCTCTGGGCATTGATCGTGAATCATTGCCAGCATGCGATTGCCGAAGTTCCTGTTACCTTCTGCGAAAGCCATCTGCATCGCATTGGTGTTGAACGACAGCCGGAACACGCCGGATTGATCCATGAGACGCCAAAGAATTCGACGCCCCCGCTTTGTACCCATGAGCCACTTAATGTCCGTCTCTTCGTTTTCTTTGGCCAGCTTATCGCGGCTTACTCGCTCCGCTTTCTGCTTGTCCTGACTACGAAGATCGGTCGGATCGTAATTGCTCATTGTGTAATTTATCTATTTTGCTAAATCATACGGGCACTTAGTGCTCGTTACGTATCAATATCCCTTCAATGACAGCGCCAATTTCTGCGGTTTGTTGGTTAGTTTTAACCTGCCATTGAACGTCTGTCTTCTCAAGATACTGAAACGGAACAATACGCCGGGCCTCATATCTGTCTGTAAAAGGTGCCTGCAGTACGTCAAGGCTGACACCATTAGGAAACTCGCTTTGCACACGGTATAAACAGTAATTGCCTGACCCTCCCAAAAGGTTGGAATACATGTCAACGCGAGTCAGGTAAAACGAATACCCGGCAGGCACGGAATACAAACTCATCTGGCTGCGGCCAACGCCTACATTGATTTTTCCGTAG